TTTTTTAGAAAACCTGCTCTTTGCTTAGGGTTTAAATTAGCTCTGTCTTCTGGGCTAAAGTTGTTAAAAAACCATCCTTTTTTATAAGACCTAGTTTTGCCATCAAATGATTTAAATTGTATTGTGTCTTTACCTTCTGTAACTACATACCCTTTTTGCTTTTCCCCTCTAGCCCATACTTGTTTTAATTTTTCTTTACTTAATTTTTTACTTGCAGAAATATCAGCACTTGCTTTATATACATCATCTCTACCTTGAGTTGATTTAGGTATTGCTTCGTATGTAAACTCTGGCTTTCTAGCATCGTCTACAAATTGCTTAACTTCTTTGTATCCTTTACTAGCTAGTTTGTTTACACCCTTGATACCTGCTACCATACCAGCCGCATGGACAAAATCTTGAGGAGTTGGTGCTCTTCCTTCTAGTACTGGTGCTCCAATACCAACTTCTGCAATTTCAGCTCCAGTTCTAGTTAATAAACTAGCTCCAGCTTGAGTTAGATATGCGTTTGTAGCTCCTGTCATTCCACCTAAAACAGTGCCTTTAGCACCAGCCTTTACTACATTTCCAACATCTATTGAACCATCTGTTAATTGTTGTTGCAAAGCATCTGAAGCACCAGAGTACAGACCAAAAGCACCAGCTTGAGTTCCAACAGTTTCTACTGCTTTACTAGCAGATGTAGCCGCAACTTTTCTAGAAACACCGCTTTTTAATAATTTACCAAATATATATTTTTTTATAGTAGCTTTACCTGCTGTTTTTGCTACTATCCCACCTATACCACCACCTACTACTGTAGTAGCAAGGTCTACTGGAGCAAAAAAAGATGCAAGACCAGCTCCTAAATCTCCAATAACTCCGGGGTCATATCCAGATAAATCAAACCTCTTGTTACCAGTAGACATTTCATATGCCATTCCTTGCAATGAGTTATTATACCCTTTCTTAATCCAGTCAGGCATGGAGTCCCATATGTTTTCTTCTTTTCTAGTAGCTGGCTTATATTCCTTTTCTTCTTCATTTAACTTATATTGCGGATATTGCTTTACTATATATCTATAAGCACTGTTAGTGCTCATAGTATTTAAAAATGGAGCATTTGTAGAAAATGTATTTACAAGTTCTTCCTTTGACATATTTGGATTAAACTGTGGCATTAAATATTAAACTCCATGTTGCTCATTAATATTTGCTTTAATTCATTTACAGGTATATTAGTTTTTTTAGAAAGCATTTCATAAAATTTACTGTTATATTCTTTATCTCTAAAATCACCAGATGATGAAAGATATGGATTTAGTATATCTTTTATCTCTTGCTGTCTACCAGAAAGAGTTCTAGCTAGTATAGTTTTTTTATTAGATGGTGCAGTTTTATTGTATCGTTCTTTTAAATTATCTATTCTTTTTAATTCGTTAGCCATTCTGCTAGTTAAAACTTCAACATTAAATTTTTTACCCTTAGACGAACCAGATTTTACCTCAAGAATATTTCCGCTAGTTAGGCTTTGTCCTGTATCTGGAAATAATTCTTCATCAGCACTATCTCTTCTTTTACTAGTATCTCCTGCTTGAGCAAAATTTAATCCAGCTATTATTTTGTCAGATATGCCCAGAGACTTAGCGTCTGCCTTGTCTTTTATTTCTCCAGCATCAATAGCTTCCTGAATACTATTTTTACTATATTCCATTGCTTGGTCTTGCTCTGTAACTCGCCTGAGTTCTGTTGGGTCTGTATAGTTATTAGCAAATGCGACATCATCAACATTGTCTTCAGCTATATTTTTTGTTGCTGTATCTATAGCATTATCTGCTATAACTTGGTCAGCTTCATTATCAGAACCAAATGCTAAATCGTAGCTACCGTCATCTGATAATGTAGGGGGAGCTCCAAGACCTCTTCTTATTAACTCGTCTCTTTTTGCAAGTATATTGACTTGCTCATCTATACCGTTTTCTTTAGTAGTTATAAACGCATCTGATAAATCACCTCCTCCACCTCCTTGACCTTTTGCAATAATTTTAGAAGCCTGTGCTTCAAAGTTAGATATATTTTTATCAAACGTTTCTAGTTGTGCCTTTGTAGTTTCATAAGCTTCGTCATCTTCAGGCATTAAAGCAAACTGTTCAGCTAGTTTATTTCTTTTTGTTTCTAAACTTGCCAATCTATTTGTATAGTATGATAATGCACTTTTATCGTCATCAGTTATATTGTTTCTATCTTTTATATAATTACTATATAGATATGATTGATAACTTTTAGGGTCTTTCATAAACATTCTAGCGTCATCCATATCCATAGAGTATGCAAGGTTAGGGTTTCTTGCGTTGTACCTATCCTTAAAATCCGTAGCTAACGATTCTTGTCTTAAGGCAAAATCTTTTTTTGCCTGTAAATTTTTTCTCAATCTAGGTTTAATTTTATTATCATGTTCAGGATTACCAGTATTTATTTGAGCTAAAACAGCATCAACATCCATGTTGGCTAAAGATTGTGAGTCAGGATATGAAAACGCTATATTAGCATCTATCTCAGCCTTAGTGGTATTGTATGCATCCTTAAAACTATCTAACTCATATTGCTTTTCCTGTAATCCAAATTTGTCTCTTGCTAATTGGTCTTGTTCTTGTTCCCTAAGTCTAGTTAGCTTATTTTGTTCAACTGATTCTTTGTACTGGTTTTGACTTAATTCTAATCTAGCATCTGCACGCTCATTCTCTCTTATCATGTTTTGATATTCAGGACTAGCGTATTTAGAAATCTCCTCAAATAGGACATCTAATCCAGTTGGTGCTTTTTCTAATACTATTCTTGGTAATGCCATTTGTTTCTCCTATGATGCTCTAATCCATTGATTTTGTGTAGTATCCCAATTAAATACATTTCCATTTGGAGCTGTGAATGTATTGTTTTCAGTAAAGGGGTCATATTGAGGAAATGTAAATGAACCATCTGGGCTACTGGCTCCTGCTGAAAAACCTCTTTGCCCTGCTCTTGGAGCATTAACAGGTTGAGTAGGTTGAGTAGGTTGGGTAGGTGCTGTATATCCCTCATCAAAACTAGCACCTCCAGCTTCAACATCAGCTAAGTAGCTTAAAGCATCTAACTCAGATTGCTCTAATGCTTGGTCTAAGGCTCTTTGTGTTCCAGTTTCGTAAGACTGGTATGCTTGAGTCGTTGCTGTAGGGTCTTGGAACAATGCTCCAGCTTGTTGTTGTCTTATATTTTTTAAGTCTTGTCTTCCTCTAGCACCCATAGTTTCTCTTGCTTCTAAAAAAGAAGATACATCTGGAGTTCCATATGCTTTCTTAAAATCTTCTCTATCTGCTCCATAAGTAAGTCTACCGCCAAATTGTTCATACAACTGATTTTCTGTCATCCCACCATATTGATAGCCTTGCCTAGGGTTAGCCATAACATTCATAGTTCCTTGTTGGTGTCTATTCATTATCATTTGCAATGCATCTAAAGCTTCTTGAGTTTCCATAATTTCTCCAGCTTTTTGAGCCGCTTCTAATATAGCTCTTCTATTAGACCCAGTAGCTCCACCAACAAAGTCACCCATCTTTTCAAACTCGCCTAATGCTTGAGCATAGTAGTCTTTAACACCAAGAGAATATCCACCTTTACGGTCTCTTTTGTCTTCTACTTCTCCACCTTCTTGCATATACCCCATCTTATTTCTAACGTTTTCAGGTAACTTAGATAATCCTTTGTTCCCAGTAGGTATTGATTTTAGTTGACCACCTTTTTGCATACCAACTTCAGATAAAAAATTCATAGCTATAGCTTCATCTATTGCAGAATGAGCTGTATTTTCGTTATCAAACCTAGGCTCTACTACAAAATTTAAAGTATCTAACATAGGTTTAAATTTTCTAGCCGCATTTCTATTAACAACATACTCATCATTCTCAACAAAGATAGGACTTGTTGTGTTATCTCCGGGCTTAGGGTCATTCCCAAAATGCATTATACTATCCTCCTGTTAAAAGGCATCATACTTATTAAGCCTCCGCCTCTATAGTTTTTTCTTTTAGGTGTCATACCGCCTTTCATATACTTATTCATCATTCCTCCACCCATATATCCATCAATCATTCCTCCCATCTGGTTGCCTTCTCCAAGCATATCTAGAATATCCCTTCTTCTTTCCATTGTGTATAGCTCATTACCAAAAGCGTCTGATTCAGGATTGGTTATTAAATTCTGCCTAAACATTTCAGCTCCACCTCTTTTTTCTTCTAATAATTCTAAAATATCTTTGTATGGATTTCCTAATGTATTCATATTGCCCATACCAGAAACAGGAGCTTCTCCCAGCTCTTCTCCTGTAAATGGATTCATCATAGGTTCTAATTTTTCTGGTTGATTCATAAACCGAGACTTCATTTGTCTTGGGATATCAACTTCTCCTGTATCAGTATAATAATAAGGAGTATCTGGTCTTGCTACATTTTTTACTTGTTTAGTTAATTGTTGAAGACTTTTTAAATCACCTTTATCCATATCAACAAGACTTTGTTGATACCTGTCTTCAGCCTCATCAACATTCATTTGGTTAAGTTCTTGTATAGCTTTCAGAATTGAACTGTCTTGACTAACTCCTTTATCATATATATCACTAAAATCAGCTCCAGATTGAACTAAGTTTTCAGGAGAATAAGAAGGCATATCAACATCTGGTGTCTCTAGTATATTTCCCTCTCCACCAAAAGACCTCATAAGTGAACTTAAACCTCCAGTTTGATAACCATTTATCATACCACCTTTTTGTAGATTTAACTTGTCATATTCATCCATTAAATCACTCATCGCATAGTTGCCTCCCTCATTATACGTAAATTCTCCAAAAGGTTTTATATTTTCATCCATTAAATTAGCCTGACTTAAGTCTCCAAATGAAAATCCCTTTGAGTATCCAGCCATACCAGCCGCATTTTTTGGTGTAAATTCACCAAGACCAACAGTTAATCCACCCTCTCCAGACGGATTGAAACCTAATGCAGATTTAAAACCGCCCTCTGGCAAAGCTCCAGTTACCTCTGCTACGTTAGAAACTTCTTCAGCATCTTTTAATTTTTTTAATTTTGTACCAATATCAGCCGCTTTTACTCCAGCAGTAACACCAGCAACAGCTCCAGAAGCCAAAGACCTTTCAAGACTATCATCTCTTAAACCTGCTCTATAGTCTTTGATTTCATCTAATTGTTTTTGACCCCAAGTTCCCGGGTCTGGAGCATCTGGTGCATCAGACAGTTTTTCACCTAATTTTTCCCCTGTAAACCTACCTAAAGCTCCCATACCTCCAGCTACTAAACCTTTACCTACTGCACCAGCAAGTAATCCAGAGCCGGGAAGAATTGCATTTGCTACTAAAGGAGCCGCAAGACCAGCTAAAGACGCAAGTCCTTTTCCATATCCTAATATTTTATTTTTTGCGGATTGAGCAGAAGCAGTTGCATCAGCTATTGCATCTTGACCAGCTCTCTGTTTTCTCATTGCACTAATTCTAGCCATAAGCTGATTAGTTCTTCCACCTCTTTGATAGCCAAGAGGTTGAACATACCCACCTCCTAGGTATCCTTGTATTGTGTTCTTTTTCATCATCATAATTTAACCTCTTAAGCTATTACGTTTGTTTTCCATACGGATGTCATAAAAAAATGTTTTTCAGAAGTTACTATGTTAGTATTATCTGCTTGTAAACTTATTCCAGCTAACTCTCCAGTAGCTATTTTAGGTTCTGCACTCCAATCATTTATACCTATCTCAATATAACTATTATTTGACCAGTCTGCAGTGGCATCGTGGGTCGCTACTTCTCTTACTGTTGTACTACCGTTTGTTATTTTTTCTATTTTAAAAACTATATCTGTTCCGGCTGTGGTAATTGGTGGAACTCTAAAAAATATTTTAGTACAAATCATATCATAAGGAGACAGATAACCACTTCTAGCTTCTAATAAAGCAGTTTGCTCTCCGGAACCTTGCCAAGGAACATATATTTTTGTGTCTGGTAAATCATCTGTAAGGTTATGATTAAATGTTCTATAGTCTGTAAATTTATGAGTGTATTTTAAATCTCTTGTAGTAAGAACTCTATCAACATATTGGTTTCCGTCTGCAGATAAGTACATTTTCCATAACTTACCTTGCTGTTTCCTAACCATTGCCAACTGCCTGTTATTACTTAGTGTAAAATTTGTTACGCCATTTGGAGAATCTTTAGTTATAATAGAATCTGTTTCTAAAGACCTAGTAGAATTTTGTATTTTTCTTATGTTTCTTTCTGACATTATGCCGCCTTAGCGGATAGAACTCTGTATTCTACCGTAATATCATTAATGGAAAATTTAGAATCTTCAGCTAAGTTATCAAAATTAAACCTAAACATTATACTTTGACAAGGTGTTAAGTCTTTAGCTGAATCAACTAAAGGTAATTTTAATGTGCTGTAATACTTATTACTAGAGTGTGTTTGAGGTATAGTAGATGATGATGCGTTCAAAGAAACCCAAGTTCCACTTTGGTTTATCATAAATTCAATTTCAGAATCATTGATAGCGGTAGAGCCACTATGCCTGTAGTTAATATACAATGCGTAAATTTTCTTTTTATTTCCGGGCTTACCAAAATCTAAATCTGGAGTTTGCAATCTATAATACTTATGACCTTGCTCTGCAGTTTGGTGTTGAGTTACTATAACCTTACCTGTTCCAGCACCATTAACATCAACATCATCAGTATCATAAGCAACAATCAGCCTACCACTACTATCATTTACCATGTTAGATATATGAGCATCGTAAGTTGTACCAGAGCTAAGTGCCGCATTATTTGCATTTGGAGCCGCATCTTTTCCAAAATACCAACTCCTGTATCTGAAGTCGTAATAGAATGCGTCTTCTGCGTCTTGAGCTTGGTCAATAAAAATAGCTTGTTTAATTTCTGCTATATAACCAACAACTGGATTGGTAAAATTAGACCATTCAGTTCCAGACAAAACAGACTGACCAGTATCTGCGATTCTTCCATCAGTGATATTAACTACATCTGTTCCATTAAATAAGTAAGCTCCATTTTTATTACCCCAAACAACTCCAAATTCTGTATTAGCTACACTATAAGTATATTCAACACCAGCATACGGAACTGTTTTTTCTAAAAACCAACCACTTGGAGATGGTGATGCTATGTTTAATATTTGCAAAGTTCTTTGCTTAAAAGCTAATAACCTATCTGAGTAATAAGCTAAACAAGTATAATCCTCTCCGTCTCCTTTAGTCACATCAAGTTTATTAAACTCTGGGAATGTGTCATACTTACCAATTTGACTAAACATTATCCTATCACCAAAGTGAGGAAAGATTGTATTTACATCAGTGGCTCCAGCTGAACCATCGTCATACTTAACATTAGCCACAAACGCTCTATTTCCCCCTATTACGGCTGTTTTATAACCAGAGCCTAGTTGACCAAAGGCTATCTGTTTTGTGGACGGAGCAAAGCCATTTAAAGACTCGTATGAATCTAGGTTTGGTTTTGATGATTGCAGGTCAAAATCTCCATGAGTTGTTGTTGCAGATATTCTAAACTCTCCAGTTCCATCTGCGTTCCAATTAGAAAAGATATCATTTAAGCTAGCCCTAGCTCCATTTTTAATATCTATATCTATAAATAAAATCCACTCTTCATTACTCCCAGATTCTCTTATGTATATTCTGCCACCGCTAACTCTTTTAGGATAGTCACCATTAGCAGAACTACCAACTGTGTTAGCGTAGACATTTACATTAAACTTCTTACCTTCGCTATGATTAAATGCTCCACCAGAAAACAACGTTATTAAAGATTCTTGGTTTCCATCATATATAAAGGTTCCTCCAAACTCATAACTCTTACCTTCCCACTCACCATCTTCTGTGCTTGTTTCAACGCATAAACCCCATCCTGTTCCACCTGTTGGTAAGTACTCATCAGCACCATCTAATGAACTAGAAGCTGTTCTATCACAATCACTTGGTGGAGAAAGTGTGTTGTCTTCTGCGTACATATTAGCAGATACAGTAGTTCCAACTGTGTCGCCAACAACAAACTGTTCTCTTTCTATATGACCAAACCATTTAGGAGTTGAAAGATTACTATGGTTCCCATCAGCTACTCTTAAAACTCCACCAGTGTAGTAATAAACAAACTGAGGAGCACTATCAGTATCTGTTACTATTGTGATAGCATCTGTTGTCCAGCTTCCATTACTGTCTATAAACACATCAACTTTTCCATCGTCTGTATTTCCTATTGCCAACATATAATCACCAACAAAACCCGGTCTTTTAAAGTTGACATCTGTATCAGCTGAAACACTTTCATTAGTTATATTTTCAGCTAATTGCAATGTGTTTAAAACATAGGCTCCGTTCATTGTGTGGTCGTTACTGCTAGCAATAGATGCGTTAGCAGTTGTAGCTTGTGATAATATTCCTACAATAGTTTTTACTCCATTGTTTCCAGATTGATTTGCTCCAGAAATTACAATTTTTTGAGGTAAGTCTCCAACGGCAGATATTAAATTATTTGCAGTCCAAAAATTATCATCATTAATCCAAACTTTATTTGTATCGTGAAATAGTATTGCGTAATTACCAGAACTATGTTGAGATATACTTGTAGCACCACTGGCTCTTGCTGTCACACCACCAACACCAACAGGGTCATCAGCTTCAAAATAAAATAAACCATATCCGGGATTTATTGATGCCGTTGCTACATCAACTGTGTTATTGGCTAATGTCAATGCACTGCCATTTGTTGCAGTATTCCATTCTGACCTAGGTATTAACTCTCCGTTTTTAGATACATTAAAATTAATGCATTCAGCCATTTCTCCAACACTTAAATCTCTAGGATTTTTAACATTGTTAATTCCTTGACCAAAGTTATTTATAGAAAAGTATTGTTTAGGCACTAGTCTCGTAACTCCACATGAACTAAGTCATCGAAACCATTATCTTTTACATCTCCATCACTATCCCAGTCTCCACCCCAGCGTATATTAATTCCAAGTTGTTTACCTATACCACGAATCATTCCACCCATATAGTGAAACCCGTCTCTGTTTTCCCAGTCTATTGGGTAGGGGGCTAAGTCTACCGCTTTGCCTTCCATGTGTTTAGAGTACTTTACTTTCGTCGCCCCCTTAGCCAACAGCTCTTTCTGACGTTCTTCACTTCGCAATCCTTCTATAATGGTAACATCCATAATTTTAATTAACTCATTAAGCACGTTAACTAATCTAGCGTCAACACCCTTAAGTCGTTTTTTGCTTTTTTTACCAAACTTATACATATTATCTTTTTCTTTTCTTTGCTGTTTTAGCGGCTCTTTTAAATGCACCAGCTTTAGGTGCACCTTTAGCACCTTTCTTTCTCATTTTTTCACCACTGCCAGCTTTTATTCTTTTTCTTTTAGCGTGTATGTTGGCGTACAAACCTTTTTTCTTTTTCTTTGGCATTACTTACCTACCTTTTTTTGTGCTATTTTATGAGACTGGGTAAAAGTTTTACCATTCTTCATAGCAGTAACCATAGACTTTAAATGCTTAACAGTATGGTGTTTTGCGTGTTTCTTCATAGCGTTTGCCTGCCTAGTTGTTAAGCTTGCTACAGATACTCCTTTTACTTTTTTAACCATTCTATCTACACTTCCACCTTCTACGTGCTTGCCTTATTCTAGAATTGGGATTGTTTCTAGTTTTAGCAGAACTTCTTTTTAATTGACCTAAAGACCTAGCACAATAAGACTTACGTCTTTTGGCGGCTTTACTTCCCTTTTTAACTTTGCCTGTAACTGCTGTTTTTAACTTAGAACCGGGGTTGGCTTTTCTATAAGCCCTAACCCCTTTCTTAGTCATACCAGCTCCTGACTTAGTAGGTCTGTAATTACCACCTTTGCCAGTAGTTCTTCTTATTGGTTTCTGTCTTTTTCTTGAAGCCACTATTTAGAACCAAAAGCTTTAGAAAAAAACCCTTTCTTTTTTTTCTTGCCTTTTTCAGCTAGCTTTTTTTTCTTTTTTCTTTTCTTCTTAATGTCATCTCCATACATTAAAGTATACGATGCATTACCAAGATGTAAATATTCTTCTACATTGTGATTATTAATTTTCATCTTATCGGAAGAAGATAAGGCACAAGAAATAACTATAGTGTATACAACATTCATATCCATTCTATATACCCATCTTTTTTATTAACACTGCTTTGATTAATTTCCAAATAGCTTCCATTATAGCTTTTTCTGTTTTCTCTGATAATATAGGTATATCAACAGATTTATTAATCTCGTCAATAAGCTCATCTCTAGTTTCATCTGAAAATAATTCATCAGCTACCATTTTCATTAACATTATTTATTTCTCCTAACTGTTTTTATTTTATAACCAAGATACACAATAGTCATAATACCTATTATGCATTGTAATATCAAATTTATATTTGCTAAATGTATTCCATAATTAGCAAAAGATAATGCTGAAACCTTTAAACTATCCATACTAGTGTTTTCCATTTATTCTTGATAAAGAACCTTTTATTTCTGATACTTGATTATCAAGGTCATTAACTTCTTTTGTTAATGCGTCAAACTTTCTATCAAGTTTATCATCGGATTGGTTCCACCTATTAATTAATTTTATAATCATACCTTCCATATTCTGCAACGTTTCAGATTGACCAGCATTCTCTACTTTTAAAGCTTCTAATGTTTCTTGTTGCTTCGCAGACTTGTTGGATAACGAAACTACTAAATAAACAAACATAGCTCCAACTACTCCTATCATTCCAGCTTCGCCATATATTTGCATAAAATCCATTATTTTCTCTTTTTCTTTCCCCAGCTAAGTGGGTTAATGTTAAATTCTTTTTCATAAAAAGCTACTTTCTCTGCCAGCTCTTCTCGCTCAATCCTTTCTTCCACGATATGTTTATTAAGTAAATCCCCAATTTGTTTATTTGCTGTAGTAATGTTATCTTCAAGGTTTGAAATTCTTGTTTCAATTTGCCAATAGCCATACACCAGCATTCCGATAAGTACTCCAATTTGACCAAGCCACTTAAGATTAATACTAACAATGGCGTTGTCATCAAGAATAGTAGTGCGATAACTTCTGGCGGTATTTGGTTTCTCATTCATTTATCTCTTCAATTATTACTTGTGTACTATCTTGTGATTTATCAAGAGCATACCCCATAACAGACCAACCTTCGCACCCTACTGTACTAACCAACATAAGTATACACAACAGGAATATTATAAGATGTACTGATGTATTCATATATAATTTCATTTACTTCATTCTCAAAATTTTTGTTTTTATCCAATTTAAAACCCTTTTAAATATACTTAGTTGTTCTTGTTTTTTTAAATGCCCAAATCTTCTTTTGAGTCTATCTGTTCTCCTTATCCTCTGTAAGCTATGCACGTTGCTGTAGAATCTGTATGATTAATAATGCCATTAAAATTTCCATATAATATTTCTCCGGGTATCATGTAAAAAAAACTAGTTATGTCGTCACCAATATTTGTTGTAACTTTTAACTTTAAAAATTCAACAGCCGCATCACCCCCACCCCTACCAAGAGCTTGAATAGCTATCCAAGAACCTGTGTCTGGATTAACAGTATTAGTGTCGTGCTCTGCTATTAAATCAAAACCATTCTGACCTAATAATAAATTAGATGCTTCTTTAGCTGTGTATTTGTATAATCCAGTAGCCATTTTTTATTCCTTTATAGTTTTGTAGCTACACCGTCTACTAATTTATGCTTTCCAATAATAAGCCTACCATGACCATCACTATGTTTTTTAGCACATTCCTTAACATATTCTTCTTCTATTACTTTAAAGCTATTACTTTTTTTTATTATTTCGCCATCAACATCAAGAAAATAGTTATACGCAGAAGGGTAGGTCAAGGTTTCAACAGTTCCATCTTTGTAAGTTTTAGTGCGTTTTACACCCTTAGTTGTATTTCTATGGAGTCTTATATGATGACCTTGACTACACTTCCTGACAATCATTAGCTATCTTCTTCCTTATTTAATGAATCTCTAAGCATATTAATAAATGCTTCCTTTCCAACTTGTAATTGGTCAGCTATAAAAGCATTGTTATTTTGCTTGTTTTGTATATCATTAATATGGTTCACCATCATCTTCTGCTCATCAGTCATATCCTCAATAACATATTCTTTGTCATCAAGATTAAGAACTGGCTTTTCTTTTTTTTCTTTAGCCATTATTGACTCCTTGTATTATTTAAAGTTTCGATTCTAATTCTTTAACTCTTGCGGTTAATTCTTGTATTGCCTTCACTAATGGAGTGATTAATGCTGATTCTGCAAGCATTTGCATTGTATCTTCACCCTCACTCCATGCTGTAAAATCTGAATGCCCAGCTTTATCCATAGCTTCTTTCACTTCTTGAGCAATAAAACCATAGCTAACTTTATCTGGATTGTTTCTTTCTGTTTTTGTTTCATTATGGGTATTAAATTCTTTTGGATATTCGCTTGGTGCTTTTTTCTTAAAAGTTACAGTTCGTAAATCGTTGATAAAATCAAGACCTAATGTGTTGTCTTTTATGTCTTTTTTAATACGTTCATCTGATGAATGAGCCCAGTTAGCATCTGTTCCAAAAACATTTTCAATATAATCAGAATCGACACCTATTCTTATTGACTCAGTTACGCCTCCTTGAAGAGCGTCTGTTCCCGCACTTATAACGATTGAATCATCTATATTTACTGCGTGTGAAGGTACAGCCCCAGTTCCAATTAGAACATTACCCTGTCCCTCGGTAATAATGTTTCCAGCTTGATAACCTATACAAATATTATGAATACCTGAAGTGATTGCGGTACCAGCTTGATACCCTATGCAAACACTACCATTAGCAGTGGTAATTCCCTTAGCCGCTTCAAAACCAATTCCAACATTGTTGTTATTGCTATTTCCATCAACTCCAGTCCCAGCTTTATACCCTAACCATACATTATAAACTCCAGTATCATTGTGGTAACCAGCTTCTACTCCGATTCCAATATTTGCTGTTACTACGGCACTTCCTTTGTTTTGAGAATATAATGCTTGGTATCCCAAAGCTACATTATGACTTCCCTGTATTTCAGAATTTAATGCTTGATGTCCAACTACTGTATTATAGCCAGAAACTGTAACTTGCTCACAAGCTCTATAACCTAAAGCCGTATTCCCAACTCCTGTTGTCATATCTTCAAGTGCTAAGTAACCTAATCCAGTTCCTATAACAGCTTGAGATGCACTTAAAGCGTTATGCCCAATGGCAACTGCTCCTATTATTTCTCCATTAGATGTGGCATCCAAAGCATTATGCCCAATGGCTATATTCTTTTGGACTTGTCTATTGTTACTTCCTAAATCACCACCTATTAAAGCATTTTCTCCTATCGCTATATTGTAATCAATATCTCCCCCAGCAGTACCTTCATCCATTGAACCCATTGCTTGATTACCAATCGCAATATTGTAACTTTCTTCACCAGCCACAGAACTTAAAGCCGTTCTTCCGATTGCTACATTAGAACTTCCTGTTGTCAAACTTGCAAGTGAAGACCTACCAACTGCTGTGTTATATGAGCCTGTAGTAATATCATCAGAACTGAATGACCCTACGGCAGTATTTTGTTGTCCACTTGTCTGTGATTTTAAAGCGTAGTATCCAACAGCCGTAGTACCATCTCCATTACTGCTATTAATTGAACCACACGCCAACGCACCAATCGCTGTTACTTGAGAACTATTAAAGGCGTTTCCTGCCGACTTCCCAATGTGTACATTGCTTGAGCCCGTAGTCGTATTTATACCCGCATACGCCCCTATTGCCACATTATCTATGCCTGTCGCAACTAATTTTAAAGCTGAAAACCCAACTGAAGTATTATCACTATTGCTTTGATTAAGAGAATTGCCCCATCCAGCTCCATATCCAACATAAGTATTACGACTGCCTGTTACATTGTAAAAACCAGCAAAGTTTCCTACGCCTACATTATAGTCGCCTGTTGTAAGTTTATTTCCAGCAGCGTGTCCAAAAAAATTATTATCTACACCCCCATCTGCTATTGCTAAACCAGCGTATGCACCAAATAAAGTATTCCCTGTCGTACTATCTGAGCCACCCGAGCCACCTGAGTCATTATTACTAAGTGAAAATCTAGAATTAGCATCTAATTTTAAATGATTTACCCAACTTCCTGTGCTGTAGCTTCCTATGGCTAAAGCACCTGCTGTATTCGCAGTCATTCTCCATTTGTCAGCATTATCATCACCATCATCTGCATGAATTTCTATTGTAGCATTGTTTCCATCTGAGCCTATAAATGTTGCAATAGTAGCATCTGCTGTTTGTTCAACTCTCATATCACCAGAAACGTCTAATTTGTAACTTGGCTGAACACCGAAACCAATATTTCCACCGCTTGTAATTATCATTCTTTCAGTTTCAACAGCATTTCCATCTGTGGTAAAAAACCTTAAAGATGCTCCATTTTCTGTGGCACTCCAACCAGCATCGCAAATAGCATCAATTCTAGCACCCTCAGTCATTGTACCAGCACCATCTTCTGAACCTCTAAAGCTAATTACACCTAATCTGTGGTCATCTCCCATTGCTCCACCATCATTAGAACCTAGTCTTAAAGATGCACCTTGTGAGGATGAACTTGTATTTGTATCCACTATATCTAGAGCGTTTGCTCCAGCGGCACTTGATGGTGAAGAAGTCCCAATTCCTACGTTCCCATTCGCATCTACGACTAATTTTTTAGTGGTACTATGGTTTGTTAATACATAAAATTTAGAAGTAGCTTGGTCATATCCAACTACCCCATCATCATTTTGCCCACTATCCCCAAAGTGTATTTGTCCGTGACTTGAAGTACCACTTAAAATAGTCATGTAAGTATGACCACTATTTTCAAGTGTCAAAAGAGAATCAGAATGAGCAGTTTGACTTGCATCTGCTTTAAAAATGTGCAATAAAGTGTCTGGAGTTTCTGTTCCTATACCAGCCTTTTGGTTGTCATCCAAGACTAATGCAGTTCCTTCTGAGCCGCCAGCAAGTTTTGTAACAAAGTGAAGTTCAGTTCCCATCGCTCCACTTGCACCAGCTTTTGCTTGTATTCTTGCAACTGCCCCATCATGTCTCCTGTCAAATGTTAGTTCAGAATCTCCAGCACCACCACTATCTTGGTGAATTAAAATTTTATCATTGACCATTAATGGAACATCAGTTGTATTACTTGCAGTTCCTATTTGTACTTTACCAGAACTGCTAATAGACATTCTTGAATCGCCTTTATTAATTGTATCTGTTCCCGATACAGAGCTGGTGCAAAAATGCAATGTTCCACTTCCATTTGCACTTGTAAATTCGTGTACTATTCCAGATTTTACATAATTATCAGCAGAGCCATAACCGAATCCAAGACCGATAGAGTCTCCTGTTGGGTCAAGGTCTGCATTACCACCTCTAATTAATAATTGTAAATCTTCATTTGATGAACCACCTGTACTGTAAATGTCTACAATGTCTACTTTTTTTTGCGGTGAGGTTGTGCCAATTCCAATGCCCGTTGTAGTCATTCGCATCATTTCAGTTGTACCAGCTTCAAATGCTAATTTTGTTGCTCCCTCTGGTGCAAAAATTCTTGCATCTTGAGTTGAGCCATCATCTTGATAAAATTTAATTTGAGAAGATTGACTTGCAGTTGGAACAAATTCTAATGTAGTTGCTACTGAACCGGGTGTATCAAGCCTGAGATTACCATTTACTATTTCATCATATGCACCAGCACCATCGCCATTTACTGTCAAATCTCCTTCAATAGTAATGTCTCCATTAATTGTACCACCAGAAGATATTGAATTTGCTGTTGTTGTAATAAAAGCCATATATCCCCCTAAGCTAAGATAACTCTAACTGTTGCGTCAGAACTACCCTTTCTTTCCATTATCAAGTAAACGCCATTACCTAAACCATTAGGTACTTTTAATGTGTATATTGTATCGCCACCTTTTAGGTATAAATCATTAGATGTGTTAACATCTGAGTCTGTTCCTGTTGTATTAAATGTAAAATAAAAATCATTATCAGACATTAAGTGAACTTGGTGGTATCCAGTGCAATTAACAGCTACACCATCTGCATCAGCAGTAACGGCAGACTGTACTTGCCAGTCTCCAGCTGACTCTATTGCCAACGATTCGTGTGCTCTAAATTTTTGTATATTTGCCATAGTATTCTCCTATTATGTATCTCAGCTTGCGAGGCGAGAATGTCTCCTTATCTGAGATTGTTTAAACTAAATTTGGTACCTTAACAACACGGCTACCGCCAGTCTTGTCTTTCTTTCTTACGCCATATCTTTGTATAGCTTCCTTAAATTTTCTTTCGTGATTCATACCCATAGACATAGATAGTTGAGAAATGTTTGGGTCTTGAGAAGTTCCAGCTCTGTCCATATATAAACATTTCTTAACATAGTCAACAACTGCTAGCTCTAAAGTATTATCTATATCTAAGCTATCTGTTATAGCTGATACGCTATTTGGTTCAGCGTAATAATGTATTAATATACCATCTGTTACAGCTTCAGATATAGCTTTCCATTGTTTTCTAGCTGAAGTTCTATTAGCTCCAGACGAATCTACTTTTGTTATTAAACCTAGCTTGTCTCCTTCTATAAAGTACATTGCTTGGTTTTCTGGATATTTAATACTACTTGCCATAATTAATCCGGTGCGTTTAAGTTTGACTCACTTGTTATATCAGCTAGTAATAAGTTTTTATCTACTAATCTAGGTATCTGTATATAGTCACCATCATTATCCATAAGATATACTCTAAAAACTTGATTAGCTTCTAATCTATTACTACTTGAATCTGTTGCTCCATCAGCTAAGTTATAGTACATTCTATCAGCAACTGTAGTTATTTTAGCATGAACTACTTTTACTTTGTGAGTACCTATCTCAACTAATGCATCATTAATTAAATTTATTATATAATTTTCAGGAGCGTCTGGAAATACCTGACGAACTCTACTAATTAATTTTTTAACAGTTATTGAATGAACAGCCATTACACCCCACCATCGTCACATACTGCAAATACCATAGCTTGTATATTTCCAGATGATGAATCAGCATTAACGTCATTTATTTCTGTATTACCAAGTCTGGCAAAAAAACATTCATTTGGTTTTAAAACAATATCGCCAACAGCACTACCTGTAGCGGCTCCACCACTCAGGTTTAAATGAAGAGTGGATGTAGTTTCTGTGCTACCATCTGTAGTTCCAGTATGCTTTACAAAAAGAAACACAATGTCGTCTGCACTATTAGAACTAGCAGTATCGCCTTGCTCTGCTGTCCCTTGACCTAGGTATGGAACAGCCGCTACTAAAGCATCTGAAGAACTAGCTCCAACTATTCTTAGAGAATAAGTCCATTTATTATTATCGCCTAAGTCATTTAAATCATAGATTGTAGTTCCACCAACTGCTGTTTTAATTTCATCCGGTAATAAAGAAGCTGTTACACTTACCGTTGCTCTGTCTGCCGCCATTCTAATTTCCTCCTAGTAATAATTGCAAACCCTTATCATAGTCTGCTTGTAATTTTGCTTGTTGTTTTTCATACCAAGAATAATATGCACTATCAACTGTTAATCTAGCCTGCACTTCATTTGCATATGCTTGAGCTGATTGTACATAAGAATTTGCTGTGGATATATAAGACTGGACTGCTTGCACTTTAGCTGATGTAAAATTACTTCTAGCTGAAACTTCTTGAGCATATCCATTTGCTTGAGCAATCGTTGATTGAGCTTGCTGAAGAAAAGCACTGCCAGCATTTACTCTAGCTTGAGCTTCTTGATAATAAGATGATTGTATTTTTATACTAGACTCAACTTCTTGAATTTTTTGCTGTATGTTAGCTTGATACTCTTGCACCTCTTTATTTACTTGGGCACTGTATTTATTTAATTCAGCACTAAATTTTGCAATTAAATCGTCATTATTAGAAATACTAGCCTCTAATGCTTTAGCTTTATTTGCTAAGTCAAGAGCTTGGTCTTGAGCTTTATTAAATTTATCTATATCTACGGTTTGAGCCGCTTCTTGTTGGGCATCTTCAGCGTCTATTCTTGCCTGAGTTAAAGCTTTTTGTAAGTCTGAATTATGTTTAGCTAATTCTGCTTGAACATTGGCTTGGTACCTTACATTTTCTTTATTAAATTCATTTAGTTCGTTTTGTATGTCTAGTTGAAATACTTGCAAGTTATCAGATTCTGTTTTAGACCAAGCTTGAAAAGCTAAATTAATTTCTGTTTTATACCTGTCTATTTTTTGAGAATAACTTTGAACATCTGAATTTACCTGAGCTTGATATTGAGAAATTTTAGCTTGATACTCTTGAGTTTCCTTTTGTAATTTCAAAGAAGCTTCTTGCTGTGCATCTTGAGAATCTAATCTAGATTGCTCTATTTGTTTTTGAATTGTTGCTTGGTATTCTACATTGGCATCATTAAAAACATTTAACTGATTTTGTAAAGCCGCTTGATATGCACTTATATAAGCACTTATCTTTTGCAACTGAACGTTTGCTAATTCTATATCTTCAGAATCTTCTATATATTCACCAACAACTGTAAACCATTTTGAAAAATCTAAAAAATCTGCATCTGTTCCCGGCTCATTGCTTGTTAAAGCAGTTAAAGACGCAGTTAATTCTTCAGTTGCACCGCCAACAGTTGGTGCTGTGTAAGCTGGAGCTGTTCCAAAACTTCCTATTGTAATAGGAGAAACTTCAGGGTTAGAAAAAATTGGTGGAGGAACAGGTGGAGCAACAGTAGAAAACTCTAATGGGTCATTATCTCCAAATGGGTTACCATCTTCACTTAGATTAAAAAAATCCTCAAAAGAAACTTGAGTAGGATGACCCGGCTTTGTATATGCTGGAACATTTCCAGACATATCAGCCGTAGAAACACTGGCAACTGTTATAGCTCCAACAGCTGAAGTTGATGCATCTGCGTTAGAAGCATCGCTATATGATACAGTTGCTAATGATGGAGCCTGTGGGGCTGGGGATGTTATATTTAAATCATTTATTGAAATTGCACTAGGAACAGCCGACCTTGCTTGTGTGATTGGAGAGGTTGCAGTTGAACTTACTTCAGCCGCAACTTCGTCAAACTCTTCATGTGCTAATAATATTATTTCATCTACCTTGTCTAGCTCTGCTTTCATAGCGTCGCAAGCTGTTTCAAATTCTCCGCTGTTATCTGTTTGTGATGCTATCTCAGCGGCTTCTATTTTAGCTAATGCTATTTCAGACAATGAAGCGTCTATGTTATCATTTGTGGCTGTTAATGCTGTTGTTATAGTTGAACTAGCAGTTTTACTTCCTAATACATTTTGTAAAGCTTTTACAGATGCGTACAATGGAACCAAGTACTCTGCCTCATCTGGAAACCTAGTAATGGAGCTATCTCCATAAGCTACAGATGGGTATGCCAATGTTTGAATTTGAGCATTGTTTGAATTAGTTGGTTCAGGTATGACACTCAATATATTGTTAGTTATGTAATATACTGGGTCTGTTGCTGAAGCCGCATTCATATCATCTGAATCACTGGCTCTGCCACTCATATTTGCAGGTATCAATCTGCAAGGTTGGTTAATTGTTCCATCATCTCTTGTAACGCTAAATATCTCAGAACCACCTATGGTTAAGTTAGCACTACTTGAATTTAATGAAGTAGCTGTTGTGTATAAAGCTTTTTTTGCCGATGGAAGAACATTTAAAATTTCTTTTGCCCCATCAGTAAGAAACTGAGTTAGTTCAGTTTGCGTTGGAGCACTGCTTCCATCTATACTTAGGCTAGTTAAGCCTTCTACTTGTGCTTCAAAAGTAGCCATTAGCTAATCCCCGCTTGTTTTACTCTGTCTTTCCAAATTTTATTCTGTCTCTCTTTTTTCTCTTTATTTACTTTGGCTATATGCTTATCCATGCTAATTGAAGAAAACTCCATATCAGTTCTCTTACCAGCTTCACTCATCATAAACAAGTTTGTAGTGTACACAGCTTCAGATGCTTTTTTTCCACAAGCTCTGCAGTAGAACCATCTTTCTGGGTTTGGGTTTTTACAATGTACGCAATTCATATAATTCCTTTTTTAGATTCGGGGGCTATCTTTTATTGATAACCCCCACAGTTCTAATTACTGCTTAACTTTATTGATTCAGTTATGATGTTTGGATACCGTTATTAATACCACTCATTGACTCAGCTAACCACTCAGCGTTCCAAGCCATTATATTTACATAGTCACCACGTTGAGCAGTTGTATCTAATATAATATTTGAAACTTGAGTACCAGCAGTAGAAACAGCCGCATCGCCTCCAGCGTCTTTAGACGCAAGGCTAACGATTGCACTTCCTGCTCCAATAGTAATGTCATTACTTGGGGTTTCTTCCCACACTATAAATTTGTAATGAACACCATCTACTAAAGTAGTTGGCAAAGTAATAGCTACTGCTCCGCCTGTAGCGGCACAAACAAATACCTTACCACTATCTTCGCTTGTTAGCGTTCTATCTGCATTGATGTATTCTATTTTCTTCTTGTATCCGTCGGTTTTTCCACTATTTTCATTTAGATAATCAGCTCTCATTATTAAACTCCTTCTAAGTTAAGTAGATAGTGAGTCTCTGGAAGAGAAACTTCTAAACCAGCCTCTGTAAGAATCATATCCTTACGAAGGTCTTCATCAGCAGACTGTACATTAGTTTGCACTTGAGTATCACGATTAACACCGTTACCAACTAGTGGACGATATGCCACATGGTCTAAGTCAACCATCATCAAGAAACCGGAAGAGAATCCTCTAAATAGAGGTTCTTTTACCATGTTCATTGCACCGTGAATAGTGTCAATGGTTAAAACTTTATGACCAAACCTGCCATCTTTCTGACTTACATCGTATTTGTAAACATTGTTTGAATGTCCCATAGATGCGTCAAGAAATAAGCCGTCACCAAGTTTGTTAAAGAATGTTAATACTGGCAAACTAGCAAGAGCTAATTTACTATCAGTACCTCCACGAGCAGGGTCATATACAACTTCAAAATCAGATAAGATTCTGTCGTATGTTAATTCTGCCGCAGTTGAACTACGAAAGTATGGAGCACCAGAACTGTAAGATAACGCACTGTCATCTACAACTGCTGTTCCATTTTTAATAACGTGTCCAGCAATACCTTCTGTGTACTGAATACCGCCAGTGCTTGCACGTTGTCCGAAAAGCATAGCACGTTCAATGTCTACTTTATGCTCACGAAGCTTAAGATTCCAAATTCTTTGGAACTCATCTGCGTATCCACGATATTTCGTAGCACGAGCAGTGTTAGACATTTCACAAGCTGTTTTAAAGATTTGGGTATATCCAAAATCATTATCTAGCTCTTCAGCAAAAACGTCTGGAGCACCAGTTCCTTCAGCAAATGAAGTACCGATTACCTGACATTTTGCGTTATCCGCACCAGTTTCAGCTCCGTCAACTGCTGAAATTGTTTTTCCTGTAAAAGTTGTTGTCGAACCAGCATCAACTGGAGCAGACTCAACTCTCACTATGATTGTTTCAGGTGAGTTATTTTCTTCATAACCAACTGCAAACACCATACCTTTCACAAGCCAATCAACTGACGCACCGCCAGAAGTATCAACTGTGTATGTTAATGAAGAACCAGCCGCAGGAATCGCATGAGAGCCAGCAAGCAAAAATGCTCTGTCTGTCATTGAAACCTTTGTTCTGTCTTCTAAGAATCGGAATTGTGGGTCATCCGTAGGGACTTTAGCTACCTTTGAAAGGTACACGAAGAATGGAGATTCCTCTGGAGCTAAGTCAGCCACACGGTCTGAGAAGTTAAATAACCTACGAGTATGATAGCCAGAAGCGGCTGAACCCGGGTCACCAACCTTCACAATACCTTGATTGTAAGTGCTCATAATTACTCCTTAGAGATTATATATTTGTATTTCTAGACGCACCCATAATACCAGACCAGACATCTTCTATTTCTTTTGGTTTTTCAGGAGCCGCTCCCTGAACAATACCAGCCGTAGGGGCTATGTTTTTTGTTCTTTGAACTGCTTCTAAATTTTGAGAAACCTTTTGCTCTCCACCTTTATGCTTTCTATACACATCAACCAATAATTCCAAAGGAAGTTCTTCTCTTGGAGTTGTGGCAAAGTTTATAAAATCATCAGCCATTGCAGGGTCTTCAAATCCATATTTATTAGTTAAGTCTTGTCTTAAATTATTGACTGCCATTTGCTGTTGTAAACCACTAAACTGTTGTTGAACAGCTTCGTTTACAAGAGCCTTCTCTTGGTTAACCCTCATTTCATATGAAGGCGAACCGGGCTTGTAATAAGCTTCCCAAGGGTCAAAAGAATCTTCAGTTAATTCTTGAGCCTTTGGCTCTTGCTGATTACTTACCTTGTTACCACTCAAAGTGCTTCTCATAGCTTCAACAACGTCTGGTCTTTTTTCTAAGACCTCTCCTAATTGTTTATACTTGCGAAGTTCCTCGACTTCGGAATTAAGCTTTTCGTATTCGGCTGTTCTCTTATCATACATTGATTGGAACTTTTTAGCTTCATCAATAGGTTGCTCCTCAGTTCCACTAACTTCTGGATTACCTACTTGTTCAGGCTCAACAACTTGTTCTAAAACTTGCCCTTCCACACCTTCTATTGTGTTAACTTCTCCGTTCATAGTGTTATCTTCCATTATATTCCTCGATTTCTTTTATTATTAGCATCACCTTCTTACAGATGTCTATAAAAGCAGAACCGTGTAATATGTCCACTACTTCTGTTTTCATTAGCTTACAGCCTGCGTTTCTGCATCAACAATTCTTTTTAGATTATCAACTTGAACTTTGCTTTTGAACTTAGTATCATTTTGAATTTCATTGAGCCTAGATTTAAACTTCTCGGTTTCTGCACGCTTACGAGAACTAACTGTTTCACGTTCTGCTGTTTGCAGGTCTCCACTAAGTTTTTTAATCTGCTCTTCTAATTGCTTGATATATGATTGCATTTGAGCCATTTGACCCTTTCGCTGTAAAACTCCTTCTTTGTCAAAGATTTCAGTTTTCTTTAAAACCTCGACATCGTCTACCAGATTCATTTTAAACGCTTCCAAGTACATTTCATATTCAGCTATCCTATTGGAAGGTAAAGTAGAACCGGATATTATTCTCACATCATAATGCCCAATGGTGATATCGTTTGTTATGGCATTAACTTCTTGACCTTTATTATCGTACATACTATTTACTGTAAATTCAGTAATATCGTTATTTGGTTGCACAATTCTAAATGTCTTTTGGTAAGTATAGTGACCTTTAGCTAGATTGTATATACTACGACCTAACCTAGTCAAACTTCCTTCGACATCTCGTAGCTTTGATTTACCACGAGTTTCACCCATCTCAGCAAGTAAAGCAGTTCCTCTAACTGTTTCAGGAGCCGCTTCTTTAAATCCTTGCATTAATTCAGGTATGCCGAAACTTAAGTCTATATAATGTTCTATACGACTTATTAAATTATAAAACTCTCCAGATAATGATTGTGGGGCAGGGAAGTGCGGTGCACCAAACTCAGGGTTATATGGTATGACAGCATTGGGTCTTGCCCAATCCTGCTCCAACTGCCCCAAATCATCTACGCTCCCCTCTGGGACTAGTAGTTTTAATCCAGCAGAGGCTTGGGCGTGTGAGAGAGTAAGAGAGAAAAGTTTGTTCAATAACCTTTGAGAGTCTTGAACTTTTGATATATCTGATTTTGGGTACGGAGTTCCTGTCCATATATTTGGAACTGGTACTATTGGGTATATATCAGTATTTAAAATTTGTTCATATAAAAGTAACTCACCAACAGTGCAAGTTATCTTAATTCTTGTTTGGACTACTTCAACAATTTCAATCATTCCAGCTTTAATAAGCAACTGAGCTTGTTCATTTGCTACAAATTCTTCATATTTTTCTGGACTTAGTATAACTTCAGAACCATCTTGTTTGTTGAATACCCTATAAAATGGAACTTTTACTTTTGTAAATCTTTCAAGTATTCTATACTTACTAACTCTGTTATACTGAGAGTCGTATGTATTGTCAGGTGTAAACGAATTAGAACTATTTCTTTTTAATGACTCTGGGTAATCATCTTCATCATAGTATGTATCAAGTTCTTCTATGTATGGCTCAACTTGAGGATACATATTAAGAAGTTGGTCTTCTGTAAGTATAGTAGACATAATAATACCAGACGCATCATCAGCATATCTATGTCTTGAAGCTGGGTCTATGTAAATACGAAATGGGTCAACATATGTAAACTTTACTTCTCCTCTTCCGTAATCAGCTTCTGGGTCTATATATGCATAAAAGTAACCCATGCCTGCTGTGGCATAATCATGAACTGCTTGTTTAAAATTAACATCTCCATCTGAGATATCCCATATATACTCTAGTATAGTTCTCCACACATTAGATATTCTACTATCAGAGTCTTCCCTACCAACTGCACTATACTTTGGTGTCTTAGATGTTAATAATGATTTTAACTTTTCAATAGCGGCATATACACGGTCTATAACAAAATCACCTTGCCCTACTGCTCGTAAGGCATCTGATTCTTCTTGCGTGTAATGGTTTCCTAAAAAGAAGTCTACTGAGTCTCTTGCTTCTATATCCCAATCTGCTCTGGCATCTTTCCACATTCTCCAGAGTTGTTGGTTGACTTCAGAATGTTTTACTTCGTTTTGTTCTAACTCTCTTATACTAGAAATGGGTACACCTATAAATTTATACTATATAATATAATAAAATTATTATAAACTATGCAAGTGTTTTTTTATATTTTTTGACCAGTAACCCAAGATATAACTCTTTTAGTTGTGTGAGATACTGTTTTAGGCATAGTGTTCTCTTCAAACATAGAAGCTTCAAACTTTTTACTTATTGGAGGTCTGGCTTTATTTACAGCATACCATAAACCATCCAATACATCATCGTTCTTTCCTTTAGGAAACTGAAACATTTCATCTACAAGATGAGTATGCATTCTTTTTATAAACATTTTACCTCTATTTACAAGAGGAGCAAGTAACGATTCTAATCTATCTTCTTTTTTTATTCCAGATGGAGGTCTAACACCTAGAGCTATACCCGGAGCGACCTTTCTTTCAGTACCTGACATCTTATTTACAGCATCCTTTATTATCCCTTGAGCACCAACCATTTCTACATTTACACGTTTTACAGGAGCATATTCTCTAGCGTACTCCATTATTTGCTCTGGCATATCATATAACGGCATATGTTCTCTCATATAGTCTATAACGTATATATTCCTATCGCTATCTATGCCTATAACCATAATTACTTGAAAGTCACTTGACTCATTAGCTTCGTATGCTAAATCAACTCCTATGTATACATTAATGGGAACTGCGTCTTTAGAGTTTACAAGGTATGCATACCCCTCTCTGCTTTCAAATTCATGGTCATAATACTCAAGTCTTTCTGTTTTAAACTTAGCATTTTCTAAATCTCTAGCTTCATTTAAATATTCTTGTGCAAATTTATGTGCTAATCCAACATCCTCAAATCTTCTTCGTATATCTGCAAGTTTTTCTTTAGAAAAATAACTAGACCACAACACCTCACCATCTGCATTTATAGCCTTTTTATACATTACATCCCAAGCATAGTTTCTTTTTTCTCTTTGAGCCTCTAAGTATCCATCATATATACTTTGTAAAAAAGAATCATAGTGGACTATTGTACCTATTAACCACACAGAACCCTCGTTTCCAGCTGAGTTTTCTAATGCTGGTTCAACTGTTGACATAACCCACTCTTTAATCTCTCGTCTTCTATCTGGAGTTTTGGTGTTTAACTCAGATTCAAAGTCGTCAAGTATAATTTTTGTATATCTTAATCCTAACTGAGAACGACCACGTAATCTTTGAGATGTTCCTTTAGCTATTACCCTATCACCCTTACTTGTTGTAAATTCTTTTTCTGTCCACTTTGTACCCCTTAGGTCGCCAAAGTAATAATTTAATGCAGGGTTGACTTCTATATGGTTTTGTAAGTATTTAATATGGTCTATTGCCTGAGATTGCTCTTCTGCTACCCACGCAATAAACTCTTTCTTACCCTCTGGATTAAAATATAAATGATGCAATAGTGCAGTTTTAGCCAATGTAGACTTACTATGACCCCTTGGTAGTATAATGCATATTCTTTTTTTAGTGGGGTCTAATAATAAATTATTTAACTCATAATGATATGGAGCTGGTGATGACTTCATAAAGTCTTCTGGTAGGAATAACTGACCAAAAGATATAATATCTTTTTTAGCCATTTCAAGCACACGTTCTTTATCTGATACGTTATGCTTATTTATATTTACTTTCTTAGGTTTAGGCATTCCTTTGACATCCAATCTTGCTTTGGAACCATTTCAAAAACTTTTGTACCTTGAAGAAGTGCGGCTCCAATAGTATACATCCAAGCATCTATAACATCGGACTTATTATGCACCTTAACCATTCTTCTTTCATACAGACCAGTATCTATGCTTTCATACCTGTCATAGTTTGCTAGGTCAAATTCATCAACATCAATTAATTCAACAACCATATCTTTGGCTTTTCTATCATGCATTGCGGCAGGATAGTGTCTATGCCCCGGAAAAACCAATGAAAACCCATTAACTTTCCATAGGTCTCGCTTACCGTTTCTTAATGTTCCGTATACTGCTAATTTATTCGTCTTCATCAAAGTCTCTTCTATACTCCCAATAATCTTTCAAATCACCCATATATCCAGAATCGTAATGCTCGGGGTATGATTGGTACTCATAAAACAATTCATACACCTCAGTTGCTATAATCTCACGACATCTTTCATCTGATAGGTTCATTTCTAAATCATGGGCGTGTTCCAAGACTTCCATGCATATATCAAATAAGTTCAACTTTCTATTTCCTTTTTAGCACTTGCTAGTTTTTTAACATTGTTACCACTTATAGCATCAAGTTGTTCGGATGAGAAACCTTGGAATACAGTAACAGATTCTGATTTTTTCTCAGTATCTCTCATACCAGCAATAGCAACAAGCTCTTTTAGTAAAGAAACCTTATCGCTGTCTCTGGCAACCTCAGACTCAATGATATCTTTCATTTTCTCAAGAATGTACAACGGAGTTATTTCCGCTTCATTCATTACTTTTTCTATTTCTTCTCTAATCAAACCTTGTATCCTTTTTGTGCTCATAAGCAATTTAGATTCGCTTTTAGCATATTCTTTACTTTTTGCAGGAAAAGCTTTAAGAAAAGCCTCTACCGTGTCTTCTCCCTTAGCTACGTACTTTGCAAATAAAAATTCTTTATTTGTTGGTTTCTTTCTGTTTTTTACAATCTGATAAGGTGTTTTATCTGTAGCTCCAAAAGCGTATATATTTTTTCTCATGCCACCATCCATTGTAACAGTTGGGCGACAAACAAAAGAACCAATAATTGTTCTTATGTAGTAATTGTATATATTTTCACTAGCACCGTTTTTTAACCCACCTTTCTTAAGAACTTGACATATTTGACCATCGTCACTTAATACCCAATCTCCTTCGTTTCCTTTTCTCCAATCTGTAATAATTGGGGTATTTGGCATATATTTATTAAATTCGTCTTCATTATCAAATAACAAATGGTCTATGCCCTTTATTGTTCTTGTATTCATTTGTGCGTTAAAACTTTACCATCTACAGTACTAACACCATTTACTATTTGATGCACTGTTACGTTGAAGTTTCCACCCTTATGAAAGTCCACAATAGCAAAAGCGTGTTGCCAATTATGCTGTCTATTACCTAACCATTCATTAGCCTCTGCCCTCATGTCTTTGAGACATCCTATTGACCACGCTGACTTAACGCCATCAATGTGCGTGATAGAGCTTTGCTGAATATCGTGATGGTGACCATACATAACATTACCACCGAGACGCAACAAGTGATTACGAGTGTGATTAATTCCTGCAAAGTGATGCCCATGATAAAAATTAATTTTGCCAATCTTAAGCATTTTTCCGATTTTATGGTACTTGTAACCACGTTCTGCAAGTTTAAGAGCATTCTTAACGAGTATCTCTTTAGCGAGATATGGATTTTCTTCAGCGAATCTATTAAGCCAATCATCATGATTTCCTTCTATGAAGTGCCTTTCTTTGGTTTTTGCTTTATCTAAAGAGCTGTCAATAATATCCATACCCTTATTAACATTTTCTATTTCCTTATATACAAACGGTAATTGATATTCCAAAGGAGGTCTTTTTTTCTTTTTCCATTGCCAGTGAGACACAGACTCCCATTCACCTGTGTCCCCTAGGTCTATATATATATCTGGCTTAACAAGTTCTATTGCCTTGCACAGAACCCTTATTGCTTTTTTGTCTTCAAATGGGAAGTGCTTGTCGGGAGTAACAATAGCACGTTTCATTTTATCACCCCCTTGAGCACTCTTACTAGGCAAATTACAAACAAAGCTTCTAGAAAAAACCATAGCTTTCCAGAAATCATAGTTATTATAACAATAGCTGTCTTCATTACTTTACTCCAGACTGCTTCCATAATAAGTCACCAACTCCTAATTGTAGTAACCCATTGGCTATTGTGTCTATATAATGCTCATCTTGCTCTTGAAAACCGGCATTAGTCAGTATAGCGTGCAGTGTTTCATGTATTAATGTTTCTTTCTTTCTAGATGGTGTTAGGTTCTTATCTATGTTGATATTGCATTTTCTTGCGTCATGTACGCCCATTATGCTTCCACCCTCTACTTTCATCTCATTTACAAGGTTAATTTTATATTGATGTCCACCAATTATCATTTACTCTCCTAGTCTTTTTATTATTGTTTTATTATCTATTCCCGGTACGACAACATTATCAAAGTATTCACAACCCTCTTCAACACTACAATTTTTACCACTGAGTTTAGAACTGATAAAATATGTTAGTTTTTCATTTTTTCTTGTAAAAACACAACCAACGCATTTTCCAGCGTTCCAATTACTACAGTACTGCCTAGCAATGTTTAATAATTTAGTCATACACTCTGGGTAAATTTATCACATAAACAATAAATAAAGCAAGTATTTTATATATATTGATACTTTTTTTAAAAAAGACTTGCATAACTAGGGTATTTGTTATTAAATTGTATAGGGTTTTAGCCCGAGAGTTTATTAGTTTACTAAGTAAAAGAAAGAAATATATTACTAACGTAATATAAAAAGAAAGAAAAGTATGACAACAGTGTTATTTTCATTATTATTACTACAACAAGACAGTTTTAACATAAATAAACTGTTTAAAGATGCTAAATGGGAAGAAATACAAGAAGTCACTACTGAAGCTTATGAAGTAGAAAAAGTAACTGCTACTGCTGGAGTAAGAGGAGATGAAGCAGAACATGAGATATTACACCACTTATATTACCTAGTTGACACTAGAACTAGAGAAAATTCACTAAAGATACCTAAACCTTAAAAAATTTTTTACAATATTTTTGAAAAACCCTTGCTTTAATTAACTTTTTACAAGTAAATTCAATTAACAAAAGGGTTAAAAAAATGAAACTTATAATAAAAGACTTTCCGGGTGATGAGGGAAAACAAAGTTTAACTTATAAAAAGAAGAATAAACTTTTTTCAATGGGAAAAGCACTCTATCAACTACTAGATTCTTTCTTCTGGTCAGCAAAGGCATTAGGATGGACAAGGTTACAAATAATAAATGTTGGTTTAAAAGTAATGTTAGAGCAATTAGAGATGGTTACTCCAGACAATGACAATAAATTTAGACCAAAAGCTTATGAATTACCACAAGAACTAGGAGATAAGCTATGGAAACTAAGAAATGATTACTTTAAAAAGAAATCTGATGAAAACTAGACTAGATAGAGCTATGAAAAACGAGTTTAGCAAAGACAGTAGTATGGAAAATATTAACAAATCCATAGAAATAGCTAAAAATATGAAAATATTAGACATTATAGACGCAGATACTAAAACTAGGTACGAATTAGCAGAAATAGTCAACAGGCTACAAAACGCAGAAACACTAGAAATACTAGATTTTGAAGAATATGCAGGTAATATGTACCCCTGTAGCTAAAAATAACACTATATTAAACTCATAAACTATAAAAAATAGCCGTACAATGTGCGTAAGCCTTATTTGCGCTATGTGCCCCCCTTACGTTTCCGTTAGGAAATTCACGTTTAGGTTAGAAAAGTGACTTTTGGGTTAGTTATGTTACGTTAACGTCAGATACCTTACCTATACGTCAGTAAAACGCCTGGAATGAGAATG